TTTGATATGGTGTCTGCTTTCTTCACCGATGCCACGCGTCCGAAGATCGGCCAGAACGCGGTTGGCTACGATACTGGCTACCCTCCATTCAACCAGCGCTCCCTCATCAAAGAGGCCTGGGGCATCAACGTCCGAGGAATCCTCGGTGATTGCATGGTGGGTCATCACTGTTGCTTTAGCGAACTAAAGCATTCACTAGCTTTCCAAGCAAGTATCGCTACTGATCTTCCACCATACAAGGAAGAATTGTGGGATAGTGACGTGGACGAGGAAGATGATAGCGAGGACGATTGGACACGGATTCTTGATAGACCTGATGAGAAAGTTCGTGTCTACAATCTTCGTGACGCTTTTGCACAAGCGGTTATTTGGAACGGCTTAGTTTTGGAAATGGCACCATGACCTACGCAGCGCATTCGTACGCGAAAACGAGCTAACAAGTGGGATTAAACTGCCGTCATATTCACGACTACCTCGCGCTCCCGCTTCTGCCGATTGTGCAGGAGATAGGACTGCGTGGTCTGCCAGTAGACCAAGAGCGCCGCACCGCGATGATCGTCGCGCTCGACGTACGCCTCAGTGGGCTCGACGCTACGCTGGAGCGTGAGTACAAGATCGTGGACGCAAACAGCGACCGTAAGTTGGGGTGGCAACTTCGCGCCCTCGGCGTTCCGCTCACGAAGATGACGGACAGCGGGCAACAGTTCAAGCTTGACGCGGAGATACTCGGGCGCTTGAATTGGGAGCATAACGTGCGTCACGGGCGCACGGCGAAGTTCCCATTCCTCCCAGACCTCATTCGCCGTTCGCGAATCGCGAAGGCCGCTGAGAATGTGCGCTCTATCGTGCCATGTCGCGACGGCCTCGTGCGCACAGCGCTCAAGTCCTGCCACACCGCAACCGCACGCTACGCCAGCACAGGCTTCGGCCGCAAGAACAAGGCGGGCTTCTGCCCCGTCTGTCGAGAATGGGGGGAGCATGGAACGAATCTCCAGAACATTGCGCGAGGGTGCTCGCTATGCGGTTCTTCGCCTCGGGATTGCACTTGTGAAGGCGGGGGTATACATATCAAGAGTCTGTTTCGAGCGCTCCCAGGATGGCGCCTTGGTGAATGGGATTACGCTGCGCTGGAACTCAGGATCATGGCATATCGAGTTGGGAGCCGTAAACTTATTGAACGCCTTGAACGCGGTGATGACCTGCACACCCTCCACGCCCAGCTTATGTTCCCCGGTGCCGAAATCAATAAGCGCCGTCGGACTCTGGCGAAGAACTTCATCTACGCTATCCGAGGCGCTGGTGGCGATAGGGCTGTGCAGATCGCGTTAGCGAAGAAGGATGAGTATGTCGAACAAAGTGAAATCGCGGGGTGGCGTAGGGCGATCTTCGCGGAGTACCCGGAGATACCTACCTGGATTTCCGAGACAGAAGCAATGCTGGCTGAGCAAGCTGGAAGACGGGAGCGACGTTGTATTCGTAACGCCTTCGGTCGGCCACGAGTTCTACTGGGTTACGTTCCCCTTAAAGAAGCGCTCGCCGACGAAATCAGCGCCACGGCAGCTGACATCATGAATTTCGTCGCACTGCGCCTCGCGTACGAGCAGCCGGGGGCCATGCAATTTGTCGCCATGCAAATCCACGACTCGTTCATCATCCACGCGCCAGAGGTATACTTTTTTCCCAGTACAATGAATATTGTACTGACGGCGATGGAACGCCCTGTGTGGCAGTGGGGTGAGTTCGTTACGTACCCCGCCGAGGCGAAGGCTGGTGGGCGATGGAGCGAGTTGAGTGCATGGCCCTCCTAGACAGCAACCCGTTCGCCTGGCTCAGCGTGCGCGAGCTACGCGCGGCGCCGCCACCGGAGGTCAAGTTTCTATGGGGAAGCAAAGACGACGGGCTGCTCCAAGAGCGCAGCTTTATGATGCTCCACTCAGCAGAGAAGCAGGGGAAGTCAATGTTCCTACTAAACCTCGCCGTTGCGGGTGCTCGTGGGGATGCCGAGTTTTTGGGGATCGCATTGCGACCAGGGGGCTTCCGTACTCTAATCCTCCAATGCGAAGTCCACATGCGCGCAATGTACGAGCGCTTCCAGACGATGCTGCGCCACGGAGACCTCACCGATGAGCAAGCGGAGAACATCCACATCAACGGGTATAGAGCGGTCACACTCACGAACCCGGTCCTCTTCTACCTCTTCCGGCGAAAGATACGTGAGTTTAAGCCAGACCTTGTTGGAATCGATCCACTCGCTCATATGCTTACAGAAGACGAAAACAGTAACGTGGCCGTGGGGCGAGGGCTTGCGCCTTTGCTTAAACTGCGGGATGATCCTGGCGCTGCAATCGCGGTCGTTCATCACGATTCTAAAGTCAGTGATGGCAATCAGGGACGACCCGCGCATCAGCGTAGCCGAGGCGCTAACCGACTCACGGCTGATCCTGATTCGATCGTCTCACTCACGCCGACGAAGCGCTGCGGTGGCCCCACGTCGAAGCTCTCATGTAAGCCCCGTTATGGGCGGGAACTGGCTCCGTTCCGTGTGCGCCTCAACGAAGACACCTTCTGGTTCGAGCGATACAGCGTGGAGCATGAGCACGGTGAAGCGCTCCAAGTCATCATCCGCAAAGCCGGGGGGCGCCTCCCCGAAGCCTCGCTTATCGAAGCGTATGAAGAGATGGCAGGCATCACCGATTCGCAAGGAAGACATCGAACCGCTTCGACGCGCATTCAACGCGCGGTTGGGGACGGATTGATCGTGAAGGTTGAACTACAAGCTGGCACGTTCTACGCGCTGCCAGAGAAGGAGGAGTCATGACAGACGCAGAGAAGGCACTACGAGACGAGTTCGCGCAAGCAGCAATCACTGGGATACTAGCAGCGCCGAAGGCCGCGCAAGACATTAGTGCGGCGGGGACAACTTTTGGCGTGCTGGCCTACGAGAAAGCCGACGCCATGCTCGCCACGCGGGCGAAGGAGAAGAAGTAGATGCCGTACATTAAGAAGGAAGATCGCTACGGATCAACGCTACAACCATCCACCGTCGGGGAGCTAACCTTCGCGCTCACGATACGCGCACTCGAATACATTGAGACGCTCGGCACGTCGTTCCAAGTGTTGAGCGAGGCGGTGAGTGCGCTCGAATGTGCAAAGCTCGAACTCTATCGCCGCATGGTCGCGCCATACGAGGATAAAAAGTGCGCGGAGAATGGCGATGTGTACGAATGATCTACCTCGTTGGTTCCCTGCGCAATGAACGCGTCCCGCTTATCGGTAACATACTGCGTGAGGCAGGCTTTGATGTGTTCGATGATTGGCACGGCGCCGGTCCCACGGCCGACGACGAATGGCAGCGCTATGAACAGACGCGGGGGCGCTCCTACGAGCAAGCGCTCGCGGGCTACGCCGCTGAGAACACGTTCAACTTCGACCTCAGGAATATCACGCGCGCTACAGCAGGCGTGCTTGTAACACCAGCGGGGCGCTCCGCACACCTTGAGTTAGGATACTTGATCGGTTCAGGAAAGCCAGGGTACGTACTGTTCGATACACCGCCGGAGCGCTGGGACGTCATGTACCTCTTCGCGCGTAGTGTTCACTTCAGTGTTGAGACTTTGCTTGCCCAACTTCATAGAGAACCGTGGACTGTATGACTTTGTACTTATCCGGCCCGATGACCGGCATCCCGCGCCTCAACTTCCCATTGTTCGACGAGGTTGCGGGCGTGCTGCGGCGCAAAGGCCTAACGATTGCGAACCCCGCAGACCATGATCGGGCGATATACCCTGATATTGAGTCTTGGCCGGGGTTCGAGGCGGGTGATCCTGCGCGCTGCCCCGCTTTTGACCATGAGCGCTCGATGGCATGGGATTTGCGTATGATCTTCGAAGACGATGGGATTGCCATGCTCCCAGGGTGGGAGCGAAGCGGGGGCGCGCGTACTGAGCGCCTTGTCGCCGAGGAAATTGGATGCCCGGTGTGGCTTGTTGCTTATAGCACGTTGGAGGGGTATACTCTGGTGCGCGACACGCAGCGGCGGCTCGCGCGCCCACAGCTTAAGGAGAACGGCGATGGCAAACCCCAAAGATTTATTGGCTAGGCGAGAGAACAAGGTGAACCTTGCACTCGTGCCCCCGGTAGCGGAGGAGGCGCTCGCGCGAGCAATGATGAACGGCGCCGCGAAGTACGGGCCGTGGAATTGGCGCTCTGTTGACTCAGGGGTGGACGCAAGTGTGTACGTCGCTGCGTGCAAGCGCCACCTCGCCGCGTGGTTCCAAGGGGAGGAACGCGCGAGCGATAGCGGCGTGCATCACCTCGGGCACGCGATGGCGTGCCTTGCGATTCTACTGGATGCGCAGGCGAACGGTTGCCTCCATGATGATCGCCCCCCAGCGTACCTAGAAATTATCGACCCGCTCGCCTACGCTATTCGTGAGGAGCCCGCTGGCGCCAATGCAGCACGGCGGCTCCACGAACAGGAGCGGACGAAGGCGGTACAAAAGTGGATGGACGACCACCCATATGGAGTACCAAGTGAGTAAGGTTCGCCGCCACCTCTTCATCCCCGACGCCCAGGTGCGCCCCGGCGTCCGTATCACGCACCTAGCCGCCCTTGGCAACTACATCGCGGACTGGCGCCCTGACGTGATCGTCAATGCTGGGGACTTCTATGACATGCGCTCGCTGTGCGTATACGACCGCGACCTCGCGGATGTAACAGAGCGTAGGTACATGAATGATATTGACGCTGGGGATGCGGCACTCAAGGCACTAATGAAGCCATGGCCGAAGGGATACAAGCCCCGGCTAATCTACACTCTTGGCAACCACGAGGAACGGGCGAACCGGCTCACTGATGAGCAGCCAAAGCTGCGCGGGGCTATCGACATGCCGTGGGATTACGCGCGTGAGCGTGGGTGGGAAGTGTATCCATACCTCAAGCCAGTCGTAGTGGACGGCGTAGCGTACTGCCACCTGTTCGTGAAAGGGGCCAATGGAAGAGTTACTAATACTAAGTTTGGCGCAGCGAATGCACGAACTCAAGTGCTCCGCGAAATGCGGTCTTGTACGGCTGGACATAAGCCAGGGCTTGATGTACATATTCAGCCGATCGGCACTGGCAGTATGCGAGGGGTTATTGCAGGTAGCTTTTACCAACACGAAGAAGACTACATGACCCCACAAGGCACAACATACTGGCGCGGCGTGCTAATGTGTCACGAAGTCCGTGAAGGGAACTACGACTTGATGGAAGTCTCACTTAAGTACCTGTTAAGAAAATGGGTGTAGTCCTGCCATTCAAACCCCCGCACAACGCCCCCGGCATGCACGTCTGCGCCCCGCGCATCCGTACATGGGGCGGGGGCACGACGTTCCTGAATCGGGGGGAGTGTTATATCTGCTCGGCGCACTTGGCGAAGAAGCTAGCGTGGAAGCGCGAGAGCCGCGCGCGTGGACACGCGAGGAGGTTGATCGTCAGTGGATAAAGTACGCTGCTGTGGTTTCTGTGGGCATCCGCAGGATGTACATACTATGTGTACAGGTGGCTGTAGCACTGGCTATTGTTATTGCCAGTTTTTTGTTCCTGATGAGACGCCCGACGAGACACCTAATAATGGGTGACTACTTCATCGCCGCTGCGATTGCGCTCAACGTGGGTGCTGCGCTCGCATTCGTCCACGACGGTAATTGGCCGCAGGTCGCGTATTGGGCGGCGTGCGCGGCGGTGCAGGGGGCGGTACTATGGGGGAACTTTCATGGCTAAGCGTACACACAAGCCGCCACTCTGCGAGGTCTACTGGTGGGATGCCGTGGACCGCTGGGAGCAATTCAGCCTAGAAGAGGCGCGGAAGCAGGACTTAACCTACCGCTGCTCGTCAGGTTATCTTGTACTACAAGACGAACGGCGCGTTATCATCGCGCACGACTGGGACGACCCTGACGAAGTGTGTAACGTAACGGTGATCCCAGCAACGTGGGTCGAGAGGATCAAGTATGCGAAGCGTCCGAAAGCCGCGAAGCCCGCAGCCGTGCCTCAAACATCGCAAGCCGCCAACGAACCAACATAGCGACTACGAGGAGCATCGTGACGATGCCCTTCGCTACGCGGCAAACTGGGGCGGTAACGTATTTGGCCCAGCGCATACGTACCAGCTACCACCGCAGCCACGTCCAGCCGAACGACACTTTCGGCTTAGCCGCGCCCTCGCGCTCACGGCGGTAGCGCTGCTCTGCTGGGGTCTCGGCCTCGTACAAGGGAACTGGCTGGGCTCGCAACTCCCGTGCGCACCGTGCGAGTGCGTCGAGAACCCTACGGAGTATTGGGGGCCGCCGGATTTGCATGTGCTTTAGCGCGGGCTGCCTCGCAGGGAAGGCAGCGCCCTTTCACGCGCAGCGGCTTCCACTGCCCACTTGGGGCACGCACGAAGGTCACGACGCGCCGCCCGAAACGCACCGTCCACCGCTCAGCGTTCGCCACGGTTGTACTCCTCCACGATTTCCTGTGCTGTCTCCTGCATTGCGCGTAGAATCTCCTCGCGCTTCTCGGGGTGGCGCTGAAAGAGTGTATGAAGTTGCTGGCTTACGGCCGCCTTGCGCGAAGTGCGCTGCTCCTTCGTCGGCGCTTGGAGCGGCTGTGGGATAGGGCCGGCGAAGCGGCTGAGTGCTTGGAGCGACGAGACGATGGGCTTCCGCACCGGGAAGCCACGTTTGTC